CGTCATTGTCAACATAATCTTTAGTGCCGTCCTCGTTGATAACCGCCATATCGGAATCAATCGCGGATGCCATATCAATCGACATGATTCCCCACTTGCTGATCAGCTGACGCAGCATGGTTTTGTATGCCATACCGTCAAAATCTTTTTCCCAGAAGGTATACCCTTTCTTGGCCTGGTATCCCTTGGAATACTTCAGTGCGTGAGCTTCCATTTTCCGTTTCGACCAGTAGATCGCTTTCCGGAATCCGTTGGTATACTCAAACATGGCATAATATCCAATAGTATTGGCCTGTTCCCGCTCCTCTTCATCTTCGATCAGCCGCACTTCTATTTCCTCGTTCAGCGGATCGAACCGGATCAGCTCACCTTCCTTAATTGCAAGGACGTTCAGCTTTTTATACTGACCGGAACGGATGGCGAGCTGAATATATCCTTTGTATCCGAGCTGGAACTGCGCCACCTTACCCTTGTTTTTGTCATTGAATGGCACCAGATAATACTGGCCAAGCTGCGGCGAAGGTGAAAGTTTCAGTGACTCGCCCAGGAGTGCACCGGAGAGGATCGACTGGTTCGTGCATTCCTGCAGTGCCGGGTTTGTGTTGACCGCCGAAACGATGGCGGAAATGAAGCGCTGTCCATCCTTACCGCCTACTACCTGATTAATCTGATTCTTAACCGCATCCGCGGTCAGATACGCCGAGATGCCTAATCTCTGGTTTCCTCTTGATCTCTGTAAACTGTTCTGTACTGCCATGACTCTTTATCCTCTCTTTCCTTAAATCGGTTTAAACTCAATGTTTCTTGAATCAAAGAATGCTTTCAATGCGATTGCATCGTCCGTTGAAAGCAGCGCCTGGAAGGCAACCCACTGCTTTTTCTCCTGAATGGCCTGCTCCACTGCCTCTTTCACGGTTTCAACAGCGGATTCTGCCTCAACCGGCGGCACACCAGTTCCTTCTGACTGTTTCGGAATTTCCATTGTTTCTGCAACTTTTCTGGCTTCTTCCTCTGCCTTGCGCCGTTTCTGCTCTGCCTCATATGCTTCTTTCTGCTTCTGCACCTGAGCCATTCTCTGCCCCTCAGCAAGCGCCCTGTTGATATCCAGAGTGGAAATGTATACCTGCTGGGCTTCAAAGCCAAATTCCGGCAGATTTGAAAGCGTGGCCATGTCCTGATGGAACTTCTCAATCGCGGTATTCATCTGCTCTGCGATGGATTTCATCGAAACAGATACATTCAGCCACTTCGGACTGTAGATTTTTTCAAACGTAAGCCCTTCCGGAATCGCCAGTGTTCCCCACAGTTCCTTAATCTTTTTCAGCTTGTCTTCTTTCTGCTGTTCCTCGTAGGCACGTACCTGCGTATCAATAACTGCGATAGGCTTGTCGATGATGCCAATAATCTCATTAATTTTGGTCTTGAAGTCCGCGAACGGAGCCATGTATTCTCTTTCACGACGGATTCTTTCATCATTCAGAGCCTTTTTCAGCTTATTCAGCGCTGCCTTATCTGCTTTGGCCTCCTTAATCTGATCATCGGTATAAACCAGTGTTTCGTAGTGTGATACTTTTTCGGTCAGCTCCCGTTTTAATTCTTCATAGTTGAAAAGAATCTTTTCCGGCAGCTGATACTCATGCATTTTCAGTTCCATTTTTCTGTGCTCCTTGTCTTATTTTTATAATTCCGGCAGAATAAGTGCCGGTCTTTTTCTTTCCTGTACCTGTTTCCAGAAATCCCGTTCTGCAGATTCCAGATATCGAATGTCAGTTTCTACATCCGCCCGCTCTATTTTGTAGTGTTTAGTATGAAGAAAAACATTTTCGCCAAAGTCGTATTTCAACTGAGCCTTCAGAACAACGAAATCAAATTCCGTTACCATCAGGTAGTGCAAAATCTGGATATAATAGTTGTCCGGGATGCGGCCATCCCATTTTCTCTTCTGCCCGGGATGCTGGATCTGCGTTGTTTTGCATTCCCATACGCCCCGGCGGCCGTCCTGATCTGTCAGCCAGCCATCCAGAGACGCATGCGCAAACGGGTATTTATCATTGAAAAACATATTGTTATCCACGTACTCAACCTGATATTCCGGGAAATCCAGTTTGAACATCTCCCGAAGATACTGCTCCGCCTCAGTCCCGTACTTAACATACGGCTTATTAGAAATATCTTCCGGAACCACCTGCCCGGTCTTGATCTGCCACAGCTCAACGTTGCTTTTATAGGGATTCATCCCGACAATCGCCGCCGCATCTGACCCACCGATCCGTTCCCGGTGCTTCAGCCATTCTTCATGGCTTTTCAGTCTGATCATCTGAACCATTGATCATTATTCCTCACTTTCGTATTTTGATATTTTATTTCAGCGATCCGCTCCGGACCCACGCCGCAAATACCTCGTCCCGGCGCTCCTCTTCCCGCTCTGCCTGCTCCTCGCGGCAGGCATCGACATAATCGCCGATTTTCTTACCAGCGAGCGCAAGAAGAAACATTCCGGCTCCCAGGGCGGCGCGGCCCCACAGATCCGAATCCACGCCGCCGATGTAAATCCATGTACCAACCGCGCCGACCGCCAGCGCTGTTTTATCTGATGCTTTCATTTCTGCGTCCTTTCATACCCGATCGACTCCACCGCGGCTTCCATCCGCTGGCGAACGATCTCTTTTATTTTTTCTTCTCCGAGTTCCTCTGCTGTATACTGCTGTCCTCCGATCGTGATCCGAGTAACAACCATGATTTCTTTCATAAGGCATCACCTCTTCCTTATCTCCTTATCGTATGCAACCCGGCTCCGTAATGATTTTCTATTGATTCATAACCATTTTTGAGCTATTATGTAGTTGCAAATTGTTTTTTGTATTCGTCCCATGGGAACTGGTCCTTCCTGTGGGACTTTTTCTTTTTATTGACTTTTTACTGCTCCACTCCTATTCTGGTTATACAGGGCACCGCCGTGCCCGAGTATTTCAGAAAGGAGATCATCGTGAATAGCTCTGTTATTGTTTCTGTAATCACTGTAATTGGGTCGTTTACCCTTGTTTATCTAAACTCGATAAAAGACTCATCCGACAGAAAATACAACGTCAGAAAAGAACAGCTTTTAAAATTTTATGTCCCGTTTTATCAGAGATATCGCATGGGATTCTTCCCTCAAAATCAGTTGAGCACTATGTCTATTGAAGTACGTTCCACATTTTTGGATATAATGACTCAAAACATCCATCTCATGGAACCACTATCTCAGGCAATGTATTCTGATTTCTATTTAGCATTCCTAAACTTGGCGGAAGCTGAAAATGGCAATCCAGAATATCCATATGAAAAATGTGCTCAAAAAATGGACGAGATTTTTGAGGACCTGTCAAAAACAATCTTCATCGAGTACAGACAAATATTAAAGAAATGCCATCTGCCAGTGCCTTTAAAATAAGGCCTGTACGTTTCTTTTCTCTTGAATAGCACAATGCGGAAAGTGCATTCATTCCAAGTACAGTAATTACTACTGCTATGTCGAACATCAGCATCACCTAAAGCTTGCATCTCCAAAATCCAAACGGATAAGTCGTGCTGTTTCTCCGGAAGAGATCTGCATATTTTTTTCCAGCTCTCTTCTGGAGAAATCAAACTGCATATCAATCCCGGTTCTCAGCTTTACCCACTGCGGATACGTGATCCCGTCCAGAGCTTCGATGTACTCACTCAGTTTCTTCTGGCTCATACTGCCTCCTTATTCTTCAAATACTTATTCAGAAAATACTGTTGGCCTTTTCCGGTCACCTTTGTAGTTTTAGTCATCCGCACGCTGCCGTCCGGATTGGAAATCACAGTCTCTTTGATCTGGAAAAATCCATTTGCCACGTATTTCTGCTTCGGCATGTTCCGGCTGGATCCAGTCTTCATAAGATAGCCTTCATTACGGAGCTGTTCGAATAATCTTTTCTGTCCGGTATCTACGCCGTTCTGACGTAGGAGCTTCGCCAGATCCCCGATCAGGATGGAGCTGTTGCTTGCACTCACCGCATCGGCGAAGATCGCTTTTGGCTTCATACGCTCGACATCTTCCAGCAGACCGGCGTTGCTCTCTTTCAGCTTCTCGATCTTCTGATCTGCCATTTTCAAGGCGCGGGCAAAGATCTGCTCCGGAGTGTTCCAGGCTTTCTCCAGATCAATGAAATACTGGCGGTACTGCTTACCTTTCTCGGATCGCTGGATCATGCAGATCTGTTTTGCCATATCGATGGAGATTTCATGGTCAATCATATTCTGTCCACCGTGACTCTCGCTTTCCATTTTTGGAAAGCAAGTTTTAAAGTCTATTTTTTCTCTGAATCCATATTCACACATGCGATTAAACCATGTTGTAAAATTGCTTTTGACCTCTAATGCTTCATGTAGATCTCTTGCTGATACGGTCGGCTGTTCTGCCTCGTAGTTAATTTTTAACAACTCGTTCATCTAATTCCTTCTTTCTATCTTTATTTTTGATTTTGTGTTATACTTCTTTCAAAATATTTTGAAAAGGAGAATTGCCATGAATAGTGATGTAACCATTATCCAATCTCGCTTTCACTACACCGAAAAAGCATATGTGCCAAACACTTCGAACATCGTAGTTATCATTGACGAGCTGATCAAATTGATGGAACCGTATTTTCACAAACAAGCCCCTACATTCCGACTTATAAATGATATTCGCTTTGATCACCCAGAAACCGCTTCTACTTACGATAAAATTCATATCTGCTGTATGGACACTTCTTGGTCTCAAATAGCCTATCAATTTTCCCATGAATTCTGTCACCTTTTAATTGGAAATCCAGTTCCACAAAAGATGCGATGGTTTGAAGAAAGCATTTGCGAACTTTCCTCTTTGTTTTTCATGGAACAGCTGGCCATTGTTTGGGCGAAAAGTGGAATCCTCGGTCATCCCGAATACGCGGGATCTTTTATCTCCTACTGCGATAATCGCATGAATTCCGTATCTAACCTTCAAAATCTTTTGGATGTCTCCGATCCATCTTCTAATATTTGGGTTCATGCTGTTTCCGAATGCTATGACAGAAATTTCAATTTGCAAATTGCCAAATTACTTCTACCAATTTTTCGCAAATACCCTGCATTATGGGAAACTGTTCCCCTTTTAAGCAGGTTACCAGAAGATGAAAGCTCACTTACTCGGTATTTAAGTTATTGGAGCATCCTTTCTGGAGAATCATTCCGGCAGCCTTTTGTAGAACTCGCTGAAACTCTTCATTGTTCCATATAAGACCAATTTACCCACTGATTCTCACGCCATAACCAAAACTCAGCCGCGCCACCGTTGTAATAGATATAAACTTTATATCCTGCTACCTCTGGTGGCTCTGGTTTCCCGCCAAGCAAGATCTCTTCTCTTTTCGCCATGAACTGATGCATAGCAAAAGAAATTGTTTTTTCAAGCTGTGCATAGTCAACGCCCATAGCTCCCGGTGCTCCCTTAGGGCATCCGTAATTCTTGAACGTGTTCATGTAACTCACCTTCTTTCTTTTTTCTGTCATCCTGTTTCTGGCTTACCATGGCTTCTCCCATACCTAAGAGATAACCCTTGTCAAACTCGGACATCTTCGAGATCGCGGTCGCGATTGTCTCGAGAATCTAAAAATTTGTTTACGAAATAAGTCTGACCTTTCCCTGTCACTTTGGTTGTACGGTTGATCCTTACAGATCCGTCCGGATTGTTGACCGTGGACTCTTTTACTTCAAAAACTTTCATGTCCATGGCTTTCTGGGTCGGCATGTTCCAATCAGATCCCTTTCTTTTGATCAGATAGCCTTTTTCTCTCATCCAATCAAAGAGACGTTTCTGACCGATATCCACGCCATTCTGTTTCAACAGCTTTGCCAAGTCGCCGATCAAAATCGACGTGTGGCTTGTCTCAACGGCATCGGCAAAAATAACCTTCGGTTTCATTCGCTCGATTGCCTTGTTCTGCTCCTCAATCGTCTTCTGAGCTTCCAGCACCGCCAACGCAAGAAGCTCTTTTCCCTGCGGGGCTGGCGTCCGATAACCGCCGGTTTTGCGAATCGCCGGAAGGACTTCGGAAGTTACCCAGTGCTTGAAGCGCTGCGCGCTGTCCAGTTTACTTCCGAAAATCAAGGCGTATAAGCCGGATTCGTTGATAGTTACCAATTTTTGGCGTCCCGAGGGGGTGTCCATTTCGTTCACCCCTCTGTCTTCTTCCAATACATGATCACGAACTGCTTTTTGCGGATAGCTATATCCCAATGCCAGCGCAACATCTTTTCCCACGAACCATGGTTCACCATTAATAGTCACTGTTCGGACAGCTCCGAACT